AATTGTGTTAGGTGTTATAAAAATTTTTGATTCTTGTAAACTTCCGCTTGCATCAACGTAAAATCATCATTAAATGTGGCACTATTCCTATCGGGGAATATAACCCCATGCTCCCTAAAAGACATTTCTATAAGCACCTCTATTGCGTGGTTCATCTCTTCTTTGTTTAAGTCCGCCGAGCTTCTAATGTCTTTGTACATTTCGCCTGTTTTCTTGTTAGGAACTTCTACGTAAAACATATCCCTCAACCAACGCATTTTCCAAATATTACGTTTTGTGTAAGCTAGTGTGTGTCCACTCTCTATAGCTAGGATGCTAAGAAACACATGTAATAGAGAGTTTTGCTTTGTAGATCGTTTCGATACGTCGGTTAGCTCGAATGGTTTTCCGCGTTCTATTAGTTGCTCAAATCGTAACCTAGCTTTATTTAGGCTATGGTCGCTTGATGGGTCGTAAATCATAATCTTAAGTTTTGCCCGCCGCAGCCTCGGGGGAAGACCAGCGGGGGTGTGAGTGGTTAGTTATAATCTGTTTTCAACCTGTATTTTATAGCAATGGGCGTACTCTCTACATTGCTCTACCTTCTCTTTAATCTTGTCCTCTATCGTTCTGTCTCGTTCGTACCTAACCTCTGTTAGGCGCAATTCTAGCGGTATATCATCCATGAAATGCAAGTCCCAATCCTCGTAACCTATTAAATGCTCAGGCGTATTAACGAGTGTGTAGCTAATATCAAAGTAATCACAATCATAAAGCCACATATAGCCAGCACCTTGGATAGGATAACCCGCTTTTTTAGACTTATCTTTAGCCTTGGTCTTGGTCTTGGGGAATGTCTTTTTGCTCCAGCATGTTTTTATATCCTTAATTAATCCCTCTTCGGCTATATGCAAATCACATTCCCCAGTAATAAACTCGTTATATAGTCGGACTGTATTTTTGTCGTATTCGGTAAATTTAAGCTCATTTATAAGGTGTATTGAGTCATCCTCGCAAATTAAGCCCTTTTCAACCTCCTTAGTACCAATTATATCATCATACTTGTATATTTTCTTGTCTATAATAGATTCTATGTAGCTTTTGGCTGTCTGGGTTAGGTACTCGCCTTTCTTTCTAGGTGTCCCCACTATTTTAAATAGTGAGGAACACCGTATTAGCAAATCGTCCATTATTTCAAGGCTTCGTCTAAGGTCTTTATTTGCGCCTTAGTTAGGTTATATTTAACCTTGAATTCGTCAGCCGTGAAAGATCCTTTTTTGATAGCTTTGATAGCATCTTGTAACCTTTCATCGCTCAAAGACTCTTTCTTTTTTACGGTTGCTTTAGGTTTAGTATGTCGAATACGAACACAATCCACCATTTCATCCATTCTCCTATCCTTTACCTGAGATATAAACAAAGAAACTTTTTTCCCTTCTGAGTCCTCCATATAACGAACTCCAGTAGCTTTATAGATTGCCTTAGAATTAGTTTGATTGCAAATTAAAGGTTTGTAAGACTCTACCCATCTAACAACCTTCTTAACCTCTGTTTTGTGGTTAGTAGGGTTCTTTACTTCTTCAAACTTTGCGCTCTCAATAGTAAGGACCAAATCCTCGTTTTCGGGTAAATCCCAATGACCTAAATAGTTTTTGTTCGGGCTACTTAACCAATGTGTTTTATCTTTCATAATAATGTGAGTTTAAAAGCCCCGAAGGGCTAAGGTTATTAATTATTTGTTACGGTTATATTGTAGTAAGTTTCTCTACTTTGCCAAGCATCATAAATAGCCTGTGCATGCCCTTGCCAATCTTCATCAGTTTCAAAGTCGTCTATGTGGTCAGCACCTAAGAACGCCTCAAAATCTGACACATCAAACAGTACTTTATATATGTTTCTATTATCGTCCTCAGCTTCAAACGTAACTACTCCGTTTTCCTCTTTCCATTCGTCTAACATATATAGTTCAGGCTTACTATTTTTTTCTTTCATGGCTTTAACTTCGTAATCTTTAACGGTTCTAGTTTCTACATCTGCTTTAGTGCTATCTAATAAGGATAGTAAAGCGCAATTACTAACGCCCTCTGATTCGTTGATAGCTTCAGTTGTAATAATTTCTTGAGTTAGGTTTAAATTTTGGTACTTGTCTTCGGTTGGAAAATTCATGTTGTTGTTTTTTGTGTTCGTGATTGATTACGTTGTAAAGGTGAGAATAAAAAATGATAAAGTCAAGGAATATGATAAAAAAATGAAAATAATTTGCCAGAACTTTGAAAACTCGCTTATTTGGTATACCTTAGAGGTAATTATTTAATTAAACTATTAATCATGAATCAAAAAGGAGTAACAAACAGAGCGCTTATTGCTATTAAAAAGGCTTGCGAAAAAGAGTTTGAAAGTCTAAACCTAACTAATATAGAGGCTTTTGTGAAGCCTAAAGATAGTTTAGGTCGTATCAAGTGCAGCGGCAGAACATTGAGAAGGCTATTTAATAATGAACACGTAAGAGTCGCAACAATTAGGAGTCTTATAACTGGATTAGGACTAACGCAATCTATCCATAATGGTAAAATTGACATAAAAAACGAAGAAGAACATGGGCAAACATTATAACCAAAGGAACGCAAAGGTAGACTCTAACCAGCCAAAGATAGTAGAAGCTCTTAGAAGAGTTGGGGCGGTTGTCCTCCATACGCACACGATCAAAAATGCTTTCGATATCCTGGTAGGATACAAAGGTAAGCTATTCATTATGGAGATTAAGAACGATGAATATCTACCTAAGATTTACTTTGAGAAGGAAACTAAGGAAGAGCAACGGACGCGCCTAGAAAAAATGCTAAAGGATGGAGAAAAGAAATGTATGGATATGTTTCAATCCGTTGGTGTGTCGTATCACATAATCGCAACTATTGAAGAAGCTTTAAAAATAATAAACAATGAGTAAGCTAGTAAAAGAGATTTGGAGAACAGCAGTATATCAAGGCATAGAGTATAAGAACTTTTCAGTATCCAGCCTAGGAAGAATCACCAAGACGAAGAAAGGTGCTACTAAGTTTATAGCTACCGACATGACGAAGAGAAGAACCGTATCTATTAATAATGGTCGCGGTACGACTGTAAACGTGGCAGCGGCTAGGTTAATCTACTGTACCTTTGGAAATGGATACATAAGAAAAGGTTACGTTATAGACCATGTTGATAATAATTGCTGCAACGATAAGATATGCAACCTACAAGAGATAACTAACGCTGAAAACATAAGCAAGTACCACAAATGGAATAAGAGGCGAGCGCTGGATATTAGAAACAATCCTCCTAAAGAAAGGCTACTACTAGCTAAACCTGTACCACTAGGAACTAATAATTTATACAACCATACAACTTGCTATTTAGGCTTATATCCAAATCAACGAATGGCTGACGAAGCCAGAAGGATAGCCAAAGGAATTATATCTATCTACAAGATAAAAAATAACGACAAGATAAAAAAAGCAGTAAGGGAAGCAGTAAATGAGTATAGAGCAAAAAATAATTTACCTCTAATAATAAAGTATTCATGTAGCACTACTAAGCACATTATGAGGCACATAAACCGATACCATGGTATTTATAAATTAGTCTATTAATATTTTTATTGAAAATAATTTGCCAGAAACTTGACATTATCAAAAGTATTTCGTTACTTTACATTAACAACGAATCAAACAACAAAAAACAAACGACATGCTAGAGGTTAGAAAATATAACATAAAAGAAATTTTGGTAATTTTAGATACTTGGGTTGACGTAATGAATATCAGTCAAATGGAATTATTTATGTCTTCTATTTTGAATATAACAGTAGAGGCTAGCCCCGATAGCCACATGGGTAAAGATGTTCTTTATTTTTTTTACAGAAAGACAATGTATTATTGCCATTTCGACACCATTACCGATAAACTAGTTGGATACGGAAAGTACTCCAAGTAACCCCTCCAACCTAAGCAAGTTCTAAAACTGCTATTCTTAACAAAACAAACAACCAACCATGATCAAGCAAATCAAACTAACCCCTGACCCAGACAAGCAACTCCGTTCTAGGCAACTAGCGGACGCGATAAAGCAGCAAAAGCAATTAGATAAACTTATAAAAGATTTGAAGAAATGAAATTAAAAGTAAATCAAACATCTAGAGGATTTGATATAATGGAGTTTAGCGATTCTTATGGCGTAGAATGCTCCCTACAAGTCAGCTCGTCAGTAGAACCACATATTTGGTTAGGAGCTAAAGAAATAGGGCTTAAGAAGCTAAAACTAGGCGCTACTAGTGGAGGCTGGGAAGATATAGATACCAGCGGAGATGAACACACGAGCTACATAGCAAACACTAGAATGCACCTGAGCCAAGAGGAAGTCAAAGCACTACTCCCGACCTTGATTAAGTTCGCCAATTCGGGCGAAATCATATAAACCAACTAGCCCACGGGCATCACACTAAAAACAGAATTATGAAACCGACACATTTAGTACCATTGTCCGCGTATGTGGATAGCGAGCGAGAAAGACGGGTATCGTATAAATCATTTTTTTACAAAATAGCTGGGTATAGCGACTTCATTAAACAGCCATTAAACCTTTCGATGTTCGTACCAACGGACGCAGACGGAAAGCCTTTGAGCGCGCCTGATATGGATAATGACGAACAAACTGGATACGAATACGAACAGGAGCTTAAAGCCTACCAAGCCGCCAAAGACAAGGTGATATTTGAGGGGTGGGAATGGTCAGAGTGGGACAACCAAATAGTAAGCAAGCACTACACCATTACTTTTTCGACAAACAGAATCTTCCTAGACGAAAACGTGGGTGATAACCAATTTGTCGGCAGAGTATTAAACAGCCCGACCTACGCCCAACTCGCCGAAGCAACAACCGAAAACCCACTAAAACTAAAAACAAAATGAAAACACTAAACCTACAACAAAGCATCCTACTAGCCCAGCAGCAAACGAACCTACAGCGGATTAACACAGGGCTAGTAAAGCAGAACGAGAAACGTATTATCAAAATTAAATCACGTATAAAATTCAACGAGAAATGAAATTCGAAAGCCATAAACTTTACATAGGAAAATTCAACTCGACAAAACCAAAGGAGTTAAGATTAGATTACCTTTACCAACATTGGGATTTTAAGTTTGTGATATGCGAATGGAGAGCGGATGACACTTGGAAGATATGCCGAAAAAAGAAGGTTAACTCTAGGTTTCATTATGTAAATTGGTCAATCACTAAGGAGCAAGCAAACAAGATTATAAACGATTTAGGTTTAGTGCCTTTAAATGTCGGGTTTAGGTCTGCGTTTGACTGGAGAACTAAAAAGGATTGGCTAGATTTAGAACGCTATACCTTTGGAAGAAACTACAACCTATGACGCGCCAAGAGCTAACCTACATCACCTCGCACCTATACCGCCACAGGCTAGACCGTGAATTATGGCGCGAGTTGTGGGAAGTCCTGGACATGAACAGTTCGCATAAACTGGACACGATCAAAACGGGCTTAACACCCGAATTATTAGAACTCATCAAATAAATAGATTATGAAAGACTTGGATAGTTCGTAATAATAACATAAATTGCAAAGGCTGTGAGGTGGTACTCTAAGCTTATAACACATCATTAAATATTTAATAGCCCGTTACAAGGGTAATTAGTTGCTGTCTCTTCGATGTGTTTAGACAATGCTTACCAAGCCAACTAATTACCCTTGTAACGGGTTTCTTTTTTTAAACACATCACAATGAATACAGATTATCAAGAATTCCTAAAGACCAAAGAGAAAAGCTTCATAGCTTGCGGATTTGAGGCTAATAGCCTAAATGAAAATCTATTTGAATATCAAAAGTATGTAGTAGAATTGGCATGCAGGAAGGGGCGTTTTGCATTGTTTGAGGATTGCGGATTAGGTAAGACTATCCAGTTTCTTGCATGGTCTGAGCAAGTAGTAAAAGAAACCCAAAAACCTGTATTAATACTATCCCCTTTAGCAGTAGTTCAGCAAACTATCAAAGAAGGAGTTAAGTTTGGGGTTAATGTTGTTAGGTTTGACAACGATAGTTTTTATGGAGACATTAGCATTTATATAACGAACTACGACCAACTAAAAAACATAGATACATCTGTATTTGGCGGGGTTGTATTAGACGAATCCAGCATTCTAAAGGGTAGAGATGGTAAATTAAGCAAACTAATCATAGAATCATTTTCTAAAACCCCATATCGTCTAGCATGCACCGCTACACCTTCACCAAATGACCACATGGAACTAGGGCAACACTCTCAATTTTTAGGCGCTATGAGCTATTTAGAGATGTTAGCTATGTACTTTGTGCATGACGGTGGAGAGACAAGCAAATGGAGGCTAAGAAAACACGCACAAGATGACTTTTGGAAGTTTGTTTGTACTTGGTCCATATCAATTGACAATCCTAAAACTTTAGGCTATCACATGAAAGGGTATGATTTACCCGAAATTGAATATATTGAACATGTTATCCCCGTTGAAAACAATACTAATACTTTATTCGTGACAGCTGCAGTGTCTGCTACTGATTTAAATAAAGATCTTCGTAGGTCAATGGATAAGCGAGTATCAAAGGCTACCGAGTTAGTGAATTCTAATAATGAACAATGGATAGTTTGGGGATTACAGAATAAAGAAACTGACTTACTAGCTAAGAGTATTGAGGATGCTGTAAATGTGCAAGGTAGCGACAAACCACAAGTTAAGGCAGATAGGCTGTTAGGTTTTGCGGATAATGAGTTTAGAGTACTTGTAACTAAGACATCAATAGCATCATTTGGTATGAATTATCAAAACTGTTGCAATATGGTATTTTGCTCTTACGATTTTAAATTTGAGGCATTTTATCAAGCTGTTAGACGTTGCTATAGATTTGGTCAAAAGAGAAAGGTAAAAGTACATTTACTTATCCCTGAGTCACAAACAAACGTTAGAAGAACTATTTTAGAAAAAGAGAAAAAACACAAAACAATGATTAAGGAAATGTCAAAGTATAGCGCAGAGCATGATTATAAGGCGGCAAAAGGGGCTACAGTTCAACACAAAGAAGTAAAAACAGATAAGTATCATTTGATTAATGGTGATTGCGTTGAGGCTTCTAAGCAGTTAGTAGAGAATAGTGCTGATGTTTGCGTATTTAGTCCTCCTTTCGCTGAATTGTACGTCTATAGTGATAAGGCAGCTGATATGGGGAATGTCAAGAATTACAAAGAGTTTGAGAAACATTTTCAATATCTAATTCCCCAAATTAAGCGAGTTTTAAAGCCTGGTAGAATTTGCGCTGTACATTGTATGGACTTGCCTATTCAAAAGGGTAAAGAGGGTTTTATTGGATTGAGAGACTTTAGCGGGATGCTAATTAATTGGTTCAGAGATCAAGGGTTTATATATCATGCCCGTGTTACCATTTGGAAGAATCCAGTGACAGAGATGCAAAGAACAAAGGCACTAGGATTGCTTCACAAAACGATTAAAAAGGACTCTGTTATGTCTCGCGTTGGTATTCCTGATTATGTTTTGTTCTTTAGAAACGAAGGCGATAACGAGACACCTATCACGCATCAAGCTGATGACTTTACTAAGCCTGACTATTTACCTGTTGATTTATGGCAAAAGTATGCTAGCCCTGTTTGGATGGACGTTGACTATAGAAGGACTCTACAATATAGAAGCGCAAGAGACGGCAACGATGAAAAGCATATTTGCCCGTTGCAACTTGATACCATTGAAAGAATATTACACTTATATTCTAATGAAGGTGAGACTGTATTTAGCCCTTTTGGTGGCATTGGTTCAGAAGGTTACACGGCTTTAAAAATGAATCGTAAGAGTATATCTATTGAATTAAAAGAGTCTTATTTCAATTTAAACACAAAGAACCATAGAGACGCAATTATAGAGGATATGCAAACATCATTATTTTAAAACGGGCTTAACCCCCGAATTATTAGAACGAATAAAACAATTAGAGTTATGAAAAAGCAAAATAGGCTTAAGAATCCTTTAGAATTGCAAGCTATGAACAAGAAGGAGATATACGAGTATATTGATAAGCTACATTCTGTTCTTATGAAATATCAAGATGTGATAGAATATTCAGAAGGCAAGAGTGAACAATTTAGATACTAACCCCTCCATTAACAACGACTAAAAAAAAGAATCATGAAGGAGATTTCAGACGCAAAGAAACAGCTACTTAAAGAGGCTTATGGATATTGCAACACTAACGACAAGTCAACGGAATTTATGCTAGAATACATGCAGTCTGTTGCTGATGTTGATTTAGACACCGTTTTAGAGTACATCCAAAGCATATAAAACTAATCAGATTAACCCCCCACTTGCAAATACGGATAAGTTTTCGTATATTTATACCGTTGTTCGAGTGAGGATTCCGTATAGGTAGCAAAGAGCCTATAGCTGCAATTCACTCAAGCGTGATAAAGCCCACAAGAACAACAGAAATACATTTGAGACCTGAGAGACCTCACTTGTAAGTTTAAAAAACGTGACATAACAAAGACATACTTTTATCAAAGCTATATATAGGCTCTGATGAGAGATAGCATGTAGGTTTCACGTCCTGCACTCTCTTTTACGCTATCCTCATCAGAGCCTTTTTTTGTTTAAAATCGAGATATTATGGACAATATAAAACTCAGAGATAACTTAAAACAGGCTAAAGATACTTTAGATAATCTACTATCATTAAGCGATTGCAATTTGTCTAAACTATTTAACGCAAGCAATAGGGTAAAGGAATCACTAAATCTTTTAAATAAATCTGCTTTATCTATAAATTACATAGGGAAAAAAGCAACAGTAAAGAAAGATACAACTTGGATTTATGCAGGCGGCACTTTTGATATTTTGGAAGTATATATGGTGCATAGTGGTAGGGATGGTGTGTATGAAAAGGGTAGTATGGATTTAAGATTGAACTTAAGAGGTACTAAATTTGAGTACCGAGATGGCAAAGAATACAGAAACACCAGTACTGTTATAAACACCAATGATTTAATAATATTAGATTAATAACCAACGGAGGGCTTAGTCCCTCCATAATTCAACTACCTATGAAAGGATTTGCAGTTTATATTTTGATAAAAGATTTAAAGCCGTGCTATGTTGGTGTAACACAGCGAAGAAGGATAGAAAAGAGGATTAAGGAGCATAAGTCGCTAAAGAAAGATTTTGATAGGTAACGAAACAAGCAACGACTTATCTATTATGTGTGAAATGAATGATTTTTTAGAGTGTTACGTCTATGATTTATGCAAAAGTGAGGACTCTATGCGATGGGGCTTAAAATTTTGG